TAATTGTTGAGGCAAAGGGGAGTGGTTTGCCCTTGACCCACGAGCTACGGAACATGGGTATACCGGTTGTAAACTTCACACCGAGTAAAGGTAACGACAAAGTGTCGCGGGTGCATAGTGTTTCGCCGTTATTTGAGGCTGGAATGGTCTGGGTCCCCGACGAAGTATTCGCGGACGAGTTGATTGAAGAGGTCGCGGCCTTTCCAAATGGCGAATATGACGACTTGGTGGATAGTATGACACAGGCTTTAATGCGGTATCGTCAAGGAAATTTTGTTCAATTACCGACGGATAGTTGGGAAAATGAGGAAAGTTCTGATAGAGTACGTGTATATTATTAATCTAGTAGAATTGCGCTAATATCATCTAAAGGGTCGTTTATGGCAGAGGCTAACAAAGGATTTGGAACCTTCATGGAAAATGCGATTCCTTCGCAACTTGACGAAGCGGATTTAGATGCTGAGTTAGAGCTAGAGATCCCCGGCTCACGGAACACGGTTCAAGCCATGATTGAAGCGGAAGACGTTGGCGAAATTGAGATTGAGCAGGAAGAAGATGGTGGCGTTACTATTGATTTTGAGCCGATGGATGAACGCCAAGGCGATGATTATTTTTACGCTAATCTTGCTGAGGATATTCCTACCAGAGAATTACAACGCATTGCCAATGAGTTACTGGGAGAATTTGATGCGAACAAAGCAAGCCGTCAAGAATGGGAAGAGGCGTATGCCAACGGTTTAGAACTTCTTGGATTTAATTACGAGGAGCGTACACAACCTTTCCGTGGCGCATCGTCCGTGACTCATCCTTTATTGGCAGAGGCTGCTACACAATTTCAGGCGCAAGCGTTTAACGAGTTATTACCTGCGGGTGGTCCTGTTCGCACTGTTGTGATGGGCAAGGAGACGCGGGAGAAGGTTAGTCAGGCGCGGCGCGTTAAGAATTTTATGAACTACTACATCACGGATGTGATGGAAGATTACACGCCGGACATGGATCAGATGTTGTTCTATTTGCCGCTGGCGGGTTCGACCTTTAAGAAGACTTACTATGATGAAACGATGGGCCGTGCGGTATCTAAGTTTGTACCGGCGGAGAATTTAGTTGTTCCTTATGAGACGGCGGACTTGGATACGTGTCCTAACATTACTCAAGTATTTAGGATGAGTCTAAATGACTTGAGAAAAAAGCAAGTTTCGGGTTTTTATCGGGACATTGATGTTATTCCTGCTCAGTCGGGAATGAACGGTGTTACGGAAGAATTAAATAAAATTGAAGGTGTAGAGCCTTCGCAGATTGATTATGACTGCACCTTATTGGAGTGTCATGTTGATTTAGATTTAGAAGGTTATGAAGAGACGGATGACGAAGGTGAGCCTACTGGAATTAAGGTTCCTTACATCGTAACGATTTCTGAGGACAATGGTGAGGTTTTGTCGATTAGACGAAACTATATGGAAGACGATGAGTTAAAGAAAAAGATTCAATACTTTACTCATTTTAAGTTCTTACCTGGTTTTGGTTTTTACGGTCTAGGACTTATCCACACTATTGGCGGTTTGTCACGGACGGCTACTGCTGCGTTGAGGCAATTAATCGATGCGGGTACTTTGTCCAACCTACCTGCTGGTTTTAAAGCCAGAGGACTTCGTATTCGAGACGATGACGATCCACTCCAGCCCGGTGAATTTAGAGATGTGGACGCTCCGGGCGGTGCCATCCGTGACTCCCTTATGCCCTTACCTTTTAAGGGTCCTGACCAGACGTTGTTTCAACTGTTAGGTTTTGTAGTTCAGGCGGGTCAGAGGTTTGCAACGATTACTGATTTAAAGGTTGGTGATGGTAATCAAAGTGCGGCAGTAGGAACTACGATTGCGATGATGGAGCAAGGCTCTCGTGTGATGAGCGCGGTGCATAAACGGTTGCATTACGGGATGCGTCAAGAGTTTAAGATTTTGTCTCGTGTGATGAGCGAGAGTTTACCGCAAGAATATCCATACTCTGTTGTTGGATCGGATGCAAGTGTTATGCGTTCAGATTTTGATGATAGAGTAGATGTGATTCCGGTAAGTAACCCTAACGTATTCAGTCAGGCGCAACGTATCGTACTAGCGCAAACAAAACTACAATTGGCGGGTGCTGCACCGGAATTACACAACATGCATGAAGTTTATCGGGACATGTACGAGGCTTTAGGTGTGACCGATGCGGACCGAATAATGAAGTCCGTGCCTGAAGAAGAGCCGAGACCGTTAGACCCTGCTCAGGAAAACATTGATTCTTTGGATATGCTTCCCTTGAAAGCCTTTGAGGGTCAGAATCATCAATCTCATATTATGGCGCACTTGGTTTTTGGTTCTAGTCCAATGGTTGGATCATTGCCTCCGGTAGCTATGGCTTTACAAAAACATGTAATGGAGCATGTAAAGATTGCAGCACAAGAGCAGGCGATTACTTCTTATTCTCAACAAAGGGCGCAATCGGGCCAAGAGGTTTCTCCTGAAGAAGAAATGCTTCAAATGGAACAACTGGTTGCTCAATTTGTCGCAGAGGGTATGCAGCAGGTTAAACAGTTGTCTGGTCAGTTATCTGGAGCAGGTCAGCCTGATCCATTAGTCCAGTTGAAAGAAACTGAACTTCAGCTTAAAGCTCAGGCCGAGCAGAACGATGCTCAACTGGATGCACAAAAACTTAATTTGGATGCTGAAGCACTACAAGCTAGAAAAGATCAATTCCAGCAACGGCTTCAATCACAAGAGGCTCAAACTGCTGCTAGAATACAATCGGCAATGGAACGAGAGTTGTTGAAGCAAAGGTCTGGTTGATGAATGAATTTATAGAAATTTGGCCAATATTATCTGGTGTAATAGCGGTTGCCGCTATTGGCGTAGCTTTTAGAGCTGAGATTACAGTTAGAGTTAAAATATTAGAAGACAAGGTTAAAACCTTATTTGATATAATTAATCGTATGAAATGATCTCACAACCCTTTTAGGAGACCAGAATGAAATCAAAAGTAAAGTATATGGGTTCTGCCCCGTCTAACCCACCAAAAGCAGTAGAGTATGCAGACATTAAAGATCAAGGTCGTATTCCTTATGGCAAAACTGCGGATGCGCCTATGGCGGGAGATACTGTAAAGCGTATGACTATGCGTGGAGCAGGGGCCGCAATTAAAGGTACAAAGTTTAACGGTTGTTAAAATGCCTTTAAAAAAAGGTAAAAAAACATCCGCTTAATAGGAGCATTTTATGATTTTTAGAATAATAGACAAAATACACGAAAAGACTTTAGGTGCTTTTTTGTGGGTCATTGAGTTGATAGAAACCGTTTTTATATGGTGCTACAGAAAAGTTAAAAGTTTAGTTATTTGGGTTCTAGCAAAGCTAGGTATTGATGTATGTAAGTGTGAAAAATAAGGAGGCAACATGGCCCTACTTAATGCACTTATTGGCCCCGTAACAGGGCTTTTAGATAAATTTGTAGAAGATAAAGATCAGAAAGCGGCACTAGCACATGAGATTTCAACGATGGCAGACAGGCATGCACAGGAACTTGCCCTTGCACAAGTTGAAGTCAATAAAGCTGAAGCGGCTAGTAACTCAGTTTGGAAAGGTGGTTGGAGACCATTTGTGGGTTGGGTTTGCGGCGCTGCCTTTGCTTATCATTTTGTGCTCCAGCCTCTGGCTATTTTTGGTCTCGCTGCCTATGGTATGGAGGTACCTCCTCTACCTAATTTCGACATGGGGCAATTAATGACTGTGTTAATGGGTATGCTAGGACTTGGTGGACTTCGCAGTTTTGAAAAAAGTAAAGGCGTTGCTAAGTAATGGCTAAACTAACTATTGGAGAACGTGCTCATAAATTACGTGTTAAAAAGAAAACAAGCGACGGCAGTTCTCCTTTTTCTAGACCGCGTAATAAACACGACAAAAGAAATTTTAAAAAATACAGGGGTCAGGGTAGATGAGTTTTAAGCTATCCGAAAGAAGTTTAAGTAGGTTAAAAGGGTTAGATCCTAAACTTATTGAAGTAGTAGAAAAAGCCATAAGCATAACAAAAATAGATTTTGGGGTTTCTGAAGGTTTAAGAACTTTAGAGCGTCAAAAAGAATTAGTGGCTAAAGGTGCTAGTCAAACCTTACGAAGCAAACACATAGGCGGCAAAGCGGTTGATTTGGTAGCTTACATAGGCCCCAGAGTTAGTTGGGAATTAAATTTATATGACGATATAGCGGAAGCTATGCGTCAGGCGGCTAAAGAATTAAATGTTGAATTACGTTGGGGTGCTGCTTGGCATAAAAACTTAACCGATACCGAGATGCCCACAGAAGATTTGATGAACGAGTATATTGATTTACGCCGTTCACAGAACAGAAGACCCTTTGTAGACGCTCCTCATTTCGAACTTGCATAAAAACTAGCCATTCCTATATAGGATATGCTAAGATAATCTACGATTTTATTAGACTATATGCGAGGAGCGATGGATGAGATATATGTAGCGGAAGCTGTTTTTAGAATTATTCGGGAACGTCGTTCCGGTATTGTGGATTTATTGCAATACGGAAACGTTAAATCAATGGAGCACTATCGTGAGCTTATGGGAAACATAGATTCCTTAAATCACGTAGAACAGGAACTCAAGGGCCTGCTAGAAAAACAGGAGCAATCTGATGACTGAAGAAGTAGCGAAAGAAAAAAAACCTAATTTAGCCGAGGCTTATGTAGATAAACCGGTGCTAAACCCAGAATTAATTACAGGTTCTTTATTAGAGCGTTTGCCTCAACCTACGGGATGGCGAGTATTAATTCTTCCTTACAAGGGTAAAGCTAAAACTGAAAGCGGTATATTTCTGCCGGATGAAGTTCAAGACAAAAAACAAATATCTACACAAGTAGGTTATGTTTTGAGGCTAGGTCCATTAGCTTACAAAGATCAAGAAAAGTTTCCGTCTGGAGCTTGGTGCCAAGAAAAACAATGGGTTATGTTTGCTCGTTATGCTGGTTCTAGGTTTCAAATAGACGGGGGAGAGGTACGAATCCTTAACGACGATGAAATTCTAGCGTCTATTCTTGATCCCGAAGATATCCACCACTTATAAGGAATAAATGATGGCTGAAACAGAAACTAACCTCGAATTAGAAAATGAAGTCGATACAGAAGTAGAGGTTGAAGAAATTGAAAGTACTTCGAAAGAAGTAGAAATACAAGCAGATAGCGAGGATAGCGCAGAGGATCAGTTTAAAAAAGCTGAATCGGCTACGCAAAAACGAATAGATCGCTTGACTAAAAAAATGAGAGAGGCTGAACGAAGAGAGCAAGAAGCTATTAATTATGCTCGTAACGTGCAAACAGAAGCCGAACAATTAAAACAACGTATGAATAA